GAGAACGGTTTCAATAAGCCTTTATTGTGCAAGTCCACGGCGTCAGGATTCAGGTCTGCAAAGTCCGAGAGGACTTGTTGAAACTGAGTCACCTGTTGCACTGTGCGAAGTTGCTGCAACTCTTGTCCGTACACTTGCGCGGCCTCTTGAATCTTGGCCTGAACTGAACGGTCTACGAGCTGCTGGAACTTCTGTCCCGTTGGATCTAGCTGGGCTTCTTCCCACTCTTGTTGCGTTACGCCGCCCTGCTGGGCTTGAGTGGCGATAGGCTGCTGAATAGCCGCCTGGGTTGGGCCTTGCTGTTTCCATTGCTGGTATGCTTGCCAATCTTTGCTGCCTTGAAACTGCTTAAACTCTTGGGCGAGACGAATGTCTTCACTAGCAGACATCGCTTTCTTCGTTAGAGTGCGTTGTGCTTTCTTAGCCCAACCTTGAATCTCTGGGGGGAGCTTGTTTACGTCTCCGTCCCATTCGGTGTCGGCGGACTGTGTTCCTTGCGGTACACTTTCTGACTGTATCGATTTGGATACATCTGTGGATTCTGATTTGGGGGCCGGGGTTTCGACTTTATCCGGGGCAGGGGCACTGGCTTGTGGGGCCGGTGCTTCTTGCTTTCCTTGGGTCGATATAACAGCTTTCTCAAACGCTTCGTCGCTTATCATTGTTGTTCTCCTGGTAGGGGGCTTTCCTTGATGGGGCCTTTCCTAAATGGGGAGGAAATCGTGACCTGGATGGACTCGAACCATCGTCGTGAGTCTTATCGATACTCTGCTCTACCAACTGAGCTACAGGTCGGAAGCAGTTCTTTATGTCGGAAAGAACTGCGGGAAAACGTATAGGCAATTACGGGATGCCCTCAACCGTTAAACTAGTTCTGTTACTTGAACGTTGCCGCTACCGCTCGACCGTATGAGAGAGACGGGGCCGGTATAGCCGGTCTTGTCGAGGACTGTCGCACTACCGAGAAGATAGGTATAGGACGTCAAAGACGCGGTGGCCGCAAGCGCAACATAATTCGCGGTACCGGTTTCGGTCGTGATGATGAAACCTTTACGATTTGCATTCGCTGCGAGAAGCAGCGTGGAACTGCCAGAAGTCGCCACACGAGTAATCGTGGCCGAAGAAGAGGTACCCGGAAAGTTTGAAACGGCAACAGTACCGGAAACTGGTTGCGTGGCCGGAAAGTTTGAAACCGACACCGCACCCGAGACCGGCTGAGTGGCAGGGAAGTTACCGACGGTAACGCTGCCTGAAACGGAAACAGAACCGGATACTGGTTGGGTTGCTGGAAAATTTGAAACCGAGACTGTCGAGCTTGGGTCTAATACGACTTGATTCTGTACGTCTACTTCTGGAGACCATATGGACATAGCTACTCCTTCCTACTAAGATGATCTCCCTTAAAAATATCTGCCGATGATGTTCGCCCGCATCAAGCGCAACCCCATTGCGCCGTGTTCCACCTGAAGGGTGAGCGTGTCGCCCGCTGAAAACATAATCGGCGATGTTGCGTAGTCCACTTGAACAATTCGTTGCTGGTCGCTGGTGCGCCCTCCGCCCACGACATCATCGTTGCGGTAAATCAAGAACTCACCGGGGGCGTCCCCCCACCCGACTAATTGCGTGATCCCGAAGGGGCGAACGGCATCAATTGAGTAAACCGTGCTGCGTGTGTACGCGTCTATGCTTCTCTCCCCGTAGAGGTTCACAGATGGATGCGATGGGCGCTATGAGGAAGTGCACCGGCAGCACTTTCGAGCATAAAAGTCCTTTAAATGAAATATTTTTTCCGGTTGGAACCGACCATGTCGTCCCGCCGCATACCTTTAACTTTGTCGCCGCACTCTCTCACACCCGCCATCTTCATCGCGAGCGCCTTTTCCCTTTTGCTCGAAAACGGAATCGGCTGGCCCGCTTGGGGGTGGCCGTTGGGATAGGCGATATTTTCCTCGTAATGAGTTCCACTACCGTATCCATAATAAACGTCAGGATTTGCAGAAGTAGAACCGTACACGCAACCGGAACAATAACGATGAGTTTGGCCGTCAGATACAACCATTCGGCGTAATGAAACCACCTCGAACGACTTCTGGCAGGCATCGCAGTTATTTTCCATCTGGCTTGCCGAGCGGCGGTTTAGATTTCTGGGCTTCCATGTGTGCCTTGGCGCTTTCGGCAGAGATGTTAATCCCGGCTTGTCGCGCCATCTGAACCTGCCCCTCCGGCGGAAGGTCTTTGAACGATATGCTCTCGCTCGGGCCCTTATCTTCCTTCGGAGCCTCTTTGGTGTTGCCGCCATGGAGGTTGAACAGCTCCGCTGCTCTGAGCTGAAGTTCTTGTTGCTTCGTCGCTTCGCGTTCCGCTTTGATCTGGATGTCGGCTGCGTTCTGCGCGGCCATGAGCTGCATCTGCTGATCTTGTTGTTTTTCGGCAGCAGCCATGCGTTGTTTAGCCATTTCAATCTCGTCTTGCACGGCTTTCTGGAAGCCGGTCATGTCGAGTTCCGACGCAATCTCTGTACCAAGGTACTGCGTAACCGGCCCTGGTTGGATGCCGAGTTTCGGCAGCGAGTCCAAGATCTGCATCATGGTTTGGAGCTTCTGAGCGGAGTCAAACGGCTTGGTGGACCCTGGCACCACTTCAAAGTCGAATTCACCCTGAATGTCTTCTTTGGTGAATGTGAAACCGGACGCCGCTGTAACGGCGCCTTTAGCTTTAGCGGAGGGCCGGTTCTGTACTTCTTGCATAAACGTTTCCATGTCTTCGTCACCGACGACAGAAACGTAGAACGGCATGTCCGCGAATTGTTGGAGGAGCGCAACTAGGTTTGATGCGATGTCCTCAATAAAGTCTTCGATGGTATCGATCTTGTCTTCACGACGATTGCTCGCGCCTTCGTTCATCGTGTTGAGTTCGCCGAGGGAACGGGTAGCGGTCTTCTGCACTCCGCCTTGTTCCGTGATCGTCTGACCGTTGGTGCGGGTCATGTCCTGCTGGATACGATCTTCGATGGCGTAGATGTCGGTCTGAATCGATGGGTATGGGATGGGGGTAACAATGTCGCCAATCGGGCGACCGTTCGCCTGCACTTCTAAAACGGCGCCGGTGATGCCCTGACTGAATTGGTCTTTCGCATCCTGCGTCATGTGGCCTTCAGCCAAGAGGAGCTGACGGTTGAAGCGCTTAATATGGTCAATCTCTTGCGCCCGGATCTTAATCAGTTCAAGCACCTGAGGCTCGAACATATAGGTGTCCGGGAGACCGTAGGGGCACCAAGGGTCGTCGTTTAGGCGAAGGAATGAGAACGGGAATCCCCGCATCTCATACGGCCATTCTTTTGGGGCTTGGATGTAATACTCGCAGCCTTCGGTGATAATGAAGGTTTGGCCCTTCATCTTGTCCCACACTTCGTACATCTTGATCATGCGGTCATCTGGACCGAAGCGACGGAGGCTGTCCATCGGATCACGGTCGCCAACGTTGCCCTCGTCTTTGATGGACGGAGACAGCTCTGCGGTGTGTTTAAATTCTTTGTTCTCCTGCACCTCGTCTAAGGACATCCATACTTCGTGAGCAATCCATTTGCAGTCGTAGGGCGGGTCATTGGACTCTGGGCTGAAGAAGACGTTGTCGTACGGAACGCGGTAGCCGAAGAAATCCTCGGACTCTACAAACTCGTACTGCCTGCCGTTAGCGTCTTCGATGGTGCCGAACTTGCCGGTGTAGCCAGTCTTAAACCAGCTGTGGCCGACGAGGAGAGAGTCCAAGAGATTCTTCTTGTTTTCCCGCTTGATCTTCTTGGTGCGCCAAAGGTAGTTAATCGCCTTCTGGAGAATCTTGGCGGAAAGTATCGACGATCCCTTTTTCGGATTAATCGAGATCTTCGGATCTCTCAGCGCGAGTCTCGGGATCTCTGCTTTAACAAAAGCGAAAATGTAATTGAGCGCGGGGACATAGATGTCCGACGAATCCTGGAGGCCAGCAAAATAGCCGCGATACTTCTCGGTCAAGCCCGTCCAATGGTATCTCTCGGAAGCTGTCTTCTTGTATCGCTTGCTATGGTCAATACGCATAAGCCATTTTTGCACAACACTGGCTTCTTTCATTTGCGCGTCGGACTTCTCGCTGTAATTGTCTTTCTTGTCTCGTCGGGCCATAAAGCTCCTAGCGTATATCTCTGAAAAGTTTGCCGATCACTGTCGGCTTTTTGTTTCCTTGCTTCTTCCACCACCCCATTGTGCCGTAGGGCGCGTCACCGATCTTGGCTTCCGCCATGTTGAACGGTCGCCAATACTTAACTTGGTAGGACAGGGAGTCCACGATATCGTCGTGCGCCCCTTTCGGAAATTCCAAGAGTTGTTCTTCCAGCGCGTACATATTTCCCATGTGGTAGATGCGGCGATTGGAGTAATGAGGGATGAGGCCGCGAATGCGAGCCGCCTTTGTTTCGTTGCTATCCGGCTTCACTTCTTGAACCACGAAGAACTTGCCGCGCTTTCGCATCTCCGCATTGAGCAGATCCATCAGCATGATCTGGGCGGTGACGGTTTCGACGAGCAGCTTGTCAACGAACACATACTTGTCGACAAGCCGGAATATCTCATCAATTAACATCTGCGGGTTAGCCTTAATCCCCTTTGCTTCGATGACGTACACGTTATTGTCCGATAGAGTTTTAGTGACAACAATTCCTGAAGCGTCGTTGGACTGGCGCATACGAAAAGCGGGGTCAATAGAAATAAGGACAGGAGCGACAGGAAACTCGTTCGCCAGTTGGGAACCGGACTGCAGATCAAACTTCTGAAACCACTCTCGTTTGAACTCAAGAAGCGAATCATCCATCGGGTCGTTAAGGTACTGGGACCAGAACTTCCCGCCGTTGCTTGATTTGAGTCTCTCAATGGATTCAAGTTTCTTGTCCAGGTTGGCTAAGCGTTCTGCTTCAGTGAGGCAAATTGCTTCGGGGAAGATGGGTTTGCCGCCTTCAACCGCTTTGCGGATGAGGCAGTCATATCCAGAAAGCACTTAGCCCTTCTGCTTAACGACGTCTTTCAGACGCTGGATTATTTGGCGCAGCGTGAACGTAGACCCCTTCGGCTGGTTCAGGTAGAGGGCTTTCGCCATAATCATTAGCTGCTTCTTCTTGGTCTTTCTCATGTTCGTGTCCCTGTCGAATAGGTAAGCCGTATCGGTCGTCACGCAGACGTTACCGACAATCATCTTCACTCGGGAGGCCGTAGACCGTTGTTCTGGTAAATAGGCCTCGTCGTAGATTATGACCTCACCAGCCGTCTCCATGTCTTTCTCTCTTCTTCTGTCTCAAAGAATGTTCCATTAATGCTGCGACTCTCATTCTCTATCAAGCCACCGTACAAGTCTCCGTTCGAGTATCTCGTCCCGACGACAATGATCTTTCCACCTGGATCAAGGAGCGGCAGACAGTCCTTGTAGGAGTCAATGGTCTTTCGAGTCTGTTCCGGGGTGGTGGTATTCTCGGGGGTTACTGGGTCGTCGAAGATCATTAGAGAGCAGTGGGTACCCGTCTTACCGCCATCCAGGCCGCCGGTACGTACAGACGCGTTTCTGATGGTCACGTTGTCTTTCTGAGCGATGTCAATCTCTTCTAGCGTCCAGCGACCGTCGCGGCTTCGAAACTCTCCGAAAATGTCTTTTAGGGCGCTTTGAGTAAGAATGTTCTTGATATGGTTCAGAAGGTCTTTGGCTAGACCCCACTTAGCCGAATATATACCAACGGTTGTATTGGGGTTGCGGAGGAGTTGCTGCACCACCCAGCAAACTGAGATGATGGTGGACTTCTGGTGGCCACGGGGGACGAGCACCAGCTTGCGGTCTCCAGGCGCCTCTATGTGTGACACCATGCCGCCATGCAGTTCGTCGTTCCATCTTGTCATGCCTAAGATGTCTACAACCAAGAACCTCAGGTCGGCCTTACATCTCTCTCTTAGTGCGTCTCTCTTGTCTGCCATGTTTAGAAGGCCTCTGTAACGCTCTAGGATTGTCTAGGATCGATTCTTTAGTGGGTTTGGTACTTCTCAGCCTTTCCAGTCTTTCTATCTCTTCTAGGATGTCCTGGCGGCTGTTGTGGCCATTTTGGTCGTAGCTCATAATTTCTTGTACAAGGCCTCTAGCGGGTCCACTGCGGCTTGTTTCGTTCTCTTGGCGGCACTAGGCTTATACACATCGGGAAAGTGGGCTTTGAGCCAAGTCTCGGCGTCTTTCGACTTTCCTGACACTCCGGCGGTGTACATGGCGCTCTCTAAGATATGGCGCATCTCCAGTAAGGTTTCCTCAAACGCCTTATTGAATATCAGGTCTTTTCGGCGGTGGAATTCCAGAATCGTGTAGGAATAGCCCAGATCGTGCATGGCTTTTGACTGATTACCATGGGTTTTGAAAGCCTTGAGGAAAGCGGTTTTATCACGGGCGCCGAAAGAATTTTTTTCTGCTTTTTCTAGGAAACCGGTGGCCGGATCTGCGGTGTAGCCGTCCAATTCGTTGTCTTTCAGCATGTTTAACCTTTTTTTATTTTTATATGCGTTGAAAACAAGGGTTATAAGATAATGACCCCCGCCATGGGCAAATGGTTTGATTCTCAAGGCGTTAAAAGAATGCTTTCTTTCCGGTTTTACCACGTTTGGCCTAGCTAAGGCAGAGGCGGCGTATGATATGTGCGTGT